TCGGAAGTATAGGGAGCGTCATATACTGAAATATCAGATAAACGCTTATTGCACTCTTTGCAATATGTGGCAATAGTAGACATTTAATGCCCCTTTCTTTTCTTGATAGTTGGAAGTATACCAGAATCCACTGACATTATCTACTCGTACCCGCCAGTATTTATGAGATTAAAATCACATTCTCAGGGTAAAGTTTGACCAGTCGTAACGGCGTGTCGCCTTGACAGGGGGCGCGGCCCTGCATAATTATGCAACGTTATGCATAATTATTCAAATTTATTTTTATATTTATTTTTGCGTGTATATTTTTTCTTTGACGGAATTGCAGTAGCTGCATTACTACGACGCAATTCTTGAACACGATTTACTTTATTCATTATTTTCTCCCGCAACTTCACGACACTTCTCACATTCTGATTCTATTCCGCCAAGGTGAATTGTTGTTACCATTACTTTCCACCAACTTTTCCGCTACGATAAAAAATCTTTGTGTACATTTTGCCATCAGGCATTGTTAAATTGTAGGTTGCATATTCATTTGCAAATCCCCAATCTGTGCAACGAGCAAAAGAATTGAATGCCTCAAGTGCATCTGCTAATTGAATCATATGGTGAGGGGCTTGTCCATCATAGGCGGTTGTTAGTTTATACATATTATTCGTTCCAATCTAGTGTTACACATTTGCAGGGATTTATAGTAATTGTATCAGATTCCACTGACACTGTTGCAAGAGTATCGCAATCATCGCATATAAATATTGCATCAGACATAGTAAGCCATTTCTGTTAAAAGATGAGCATAGCCATCTTTGTCGGATTTAAGAGATAATTCGCAAGGCTGGCATTCCCAAGCATAGCGAATAGTACCTTTAGTAGAAAATCCACCAAGTGTAGCGATACACATATGGGTCATCTTTTCTGAGCATACTGGGCAATAGGCAGAAATTGTCTGCCCTAGCCCACCAATTTTAATTGTCATTTTAGTCCTGCAATTCTGAGTCAATACCGACATAAACAGTTGTCCAGAAATCAGGCTTTGGATAACCTGTTCCGTTCCACATTGGGCGAACCTTGCAAGCAAACGCAAGATAACCTTCAGGGGTAGAGTGTCGCATATCCTTTCGGAAATCTGCATATTGGATTAGTCCTTGACCTTGTGAGGACTTCACATATTTGCCTTCTAGGGCTTGTGAGATTAGCATAAGTGCTACCTTCTTTCTTTCTTGTTAATAGGGTTATTATATCAGAGCCCACTGACAGTGGGCGGGATTCTCTAGAGGCAGAGAATACACTCACACTTAGGGGCATTTCCACCCAATAGGATTTTTAATAAGGCTATACGCTGGAGCGTAGATAAGCCATAAGCAGACTTACATCCACCATTATTAAAATCGTGGATAATTTGATTTTCTAATTTAGCAGAAATACGCAAGGTTTTTCCGATATTTACATTTTCTAGTGTAGTCATTTTGACCACCTTTCTTTATTTAATCTAATACTCGTATTCTAGCATACCCCACTGACATTATCAAGTTGAAAATGCATACAAATCGGACATTTAAAAAAATATTTTTAAGTGTGACTAGTCATCCAATGGTCAAAGATAAAAATTCATCTCGTAACTCGGCGTGTCGTCTTGACAGACATTCCAGACATTTCTTAATATATCGTAACAAATCGGACATTTTGGACAGGCCGCGCCGCATCGGGCGTGTCGCATATTTATGCAACTTTATGCATAAATAAACGTGAGCAGTTTTAAGAGTTGCTCAGCTCTTTTTTTAATTATGATTTACTGTTTTAAAACATTCATCCCAAAATCTATCCGAGTCAAATCGCTCGTTATCATTTGCAAACATTTCAATAAAATCATTTACGAGATCCTCATACACTTCTAATTTCATTTCAGTGCCATATGAGTTTAAAATTTCAGCAGTTGCAACATAGTCTTTTCTTGTCATCATTTTATTTTCTATTCCTTTTGTTAGTAGATGGCGGGAGTGTCAGTATTAGTGGGCAGTCCCGCCAAGATTTATTATAGCATTACTTAGAAGTTTTTACCATAGCAAAACGCTTTTGACCATTTGCTAGAGTAAGACCAACACGAGTAACAGTTTTGCTAATTGGTGCGAAAGAGTTAATGCGACCAGTTACGCCTGTTGTGCTAGTTGTGAATAAATCTCCGACTTGATAAGTGTATCCGTTAAGTGACATTTTAGTTTTCCTTTTCTTTTTTTCTTTGTTGGGTTTTTTATTGTTGAGCCTTTTTGTGACTTGCTCAGGTCATTTCGGTATTTCCGAAACTTAGAAAGTTACAGTTGTGAAACGCTCTTCACCATCAACGTCAAGAAGTACGAGTGTACGATTTGAGTCCTTTGGTTCAATAGCCTTAATTACGCCTGTAACCTTGCTCTTCTGTGTTGTGAAGAGATCGCCTACTTTGTAAGTCTTATTTTCTAGTGTCATTTATTTTGTCCTTTTCTTTGTTGTTGTTAGTAGTAGTCTACCATAGACCACTGACATTCATTTCTTGTATATTGTTACTGTGCCTTTATAGTAACGTGCAACGTGTATGTGTCGCAGCCCGTGATTAGCAGATCCGTGAGTCTTTGCATTAGCAAGGGCGGGAGTTAGTGATAGCATTAGTGCTAATATAATAATCTTAATCTTCATTATTCTTTCCCCAATCTTTATCGGTTATGAGTTTAGCAGATAGGTACGACACTAGCAATAGCGAAAGAAGTGTAAAAGAGTTAATAGTCATTAGAGAATCTCCAATTCATCAAACTCATCTACTGGGATAAAGGTATCCTCAGATTCATCAGAGTTTAGTTCATCAAGCATTGAGATATAGTTATCTTCTAATTCAGCCCAACGATCTGTGTTGGTATTATCAAACGAGTATGACATTTTGTCACCTTTCTTTAGTAGTTCTTTTCCTTGCCCGATTATTTGCCTACTGTGTAGGGCTCACGGGATTTATTCTTATTTAATTGTTATGACTGGAAGTCTATCAGATAGCACTGACAAAATCAACCCGACACGCCGTTAGCGTGTCTGTGAGTTACGCCACATCTTGACTAGGCTACCATAACGGCGGGCGATTTCAATCGCCTTTGGGTTAGGCTCCATAGCGAGAGGGTCGCTCTGATACTTAGCGTTAAGATATAGAGCCTGATTTACTGATAAAGCAGGGCGGGGAGATGGAGCGAATCCACCAAACTCTAAGCCAAACTCTTTAGCAATATCGGTACGGATTTCATAGTAGTAATTATTTAGTGAAGTCATTTGATAACTTCCTTTCTTTTTTCTGAAGATTAACCTTTAACCTTTCAATAATGAAAGTCTATCAGATACTTTCGGAAAAATCAAGTCGCAAAACGGACAAAATAGGACAAATTAAAAAATATTTTTATCTTTGACTGGTCATTTCTGCCCGTTATGCACCAAATGTCCGAATTTCGGGCGCACTATCCAAAATTAAAAAAAAGTTTTGAAAGATGCATCATCCATTTTAAAATCCCATTCACATTTTTGTCAAAAGTGATTCTTAAAATTAGCTGAGAGGCGGGATTTTGTCAGATATCTAGATCAATATCAGTAATTTTATACTCAGAATAAAAATCCTGAGCTATTCTACGTTGTAAAATGACATATAAAGCCTGGCGGGATATAGAAAGAGCATCCCAATCATATTCATCTAGATAATTTATAGCAATTTGAGCATCATTAGCATCAATTGCATGTTTTCCTTTTAGATCAGAAGCAGAAATTTTATCAAAAACTTTATTTACAAGGCTTAAATCTCTTAAAATTTTGTCGGGAGTCCAAGAATCTTCTCCTCTATCCTTTAATGCTGGATAAATATGGCACGGGGAGATTGCAAAAGAGCCTTTAGTCCATCTTACATGAGGAAATTTAGTCCTAATAACAGATTCTTCTTCTGCATAGTACTCTATAAGTCTTAAAACATCAGAATTTTCATCTTTGATAGCTCTTTTCCATCTGGAATCAGCAATATTCTGTTTTCCATTGCGATTTCTAGATTGAGACATATAAGGAAGGCGGGAAATCAGATCAGAAGGAGCTATTAGCTCTCCATTATAAGACTTTCTCTCTATCTGATAGTTAATTTCATCTATAGCAGACCTTTTAGGACGTTTTTTCTGTAAGATAGTCAATTCTTCATCTGTAAATCCAAAAAGTAGCTCTGTATGCTTATAATGAGCATTTAGACCATATTGTAGATTCTGTAATCCAGATCTAGGAATGATGAAAAAATACTTATCAGTATAAATGTGATAGGTATCTTCTCCAGGAGTAAGCGTAAATTTTATATCGTGACATGTGTCACTCAGATTGAACATCATTTTCTTCATCCTCAAATATAAAAGACGGGGCGGGAGCGAGAATCTGTCCAGATTCATGCAAAGATGATAATCCCTTAGCATCAGCACCTAGCTTATCTGCAATAATAGATAACATATCATAGTTACGCATCTCCTGGATGTATATCGCACCTAGAAGTTCTCGTATATTTGATATCATATCTTCCATTAGCTCTTCTCCTAAATTACCCATTATCTTCTCCTATGATCTCTCTAGTTAGATAATCCCATTTGTTGGCTTCCATACTAGTAGAGCAGTTTATCTGTAAATCCCCGTTTTTACTAGTCTCAGTATATAGCCATTTTATGGGTTTGTCTAGTTCTACCTTACCGATCAATATATGATCTGGATTTCCATTTTCATCTGATTGTTTCACGTGAAACAATATGGCTAGGGGTTCATCCTTTTCTGACGGCTCAATATAAGCTCTTTCAATGTGAATCTTGGCCATGTGAAGATTGAGATAATAATGGATAGTCTTCTGCCATCATGTTATTAAACTCTTCTGATCCTATCCAGAATATATTTCCTAATACCCGCCATGCAAAATTTGTACCTTCAGATAAATGTTTCTCTATTGCCCAAGATAAAACTTCTGAATCCAGTTTCCGTCCCGCCTCAATCAGCATCGTATACTCAACATCCTTAATTTTGCGGGTTGAGAAGATTGTCTGAGATATTGAAGGTTTGAAAGATTCAGGCATTGTTTCATCAGTTAAGTAATCACATCTAAATGTCTGACATGGGGATACTGGTCTTGCCTCATATACCCCGCATCCTTCTCCGATTTTTACAAATGGGCAAGGTACCCTGACGCCTTCATCATTGATTCCCATGAAGTATTTCTCTGTACCCAATTCAGCCCGTAGATGGCCTTCACAGCACTTTGTACATCCTTCACAGGATCTTCCATTGACAACAGGAAGAAAGTCCATTAAACGAGTCTTTTCGCCAGATCTGCGGGTGTAACAAGAGCATGTGGCTTATTGGTCAACTTAATCTTAATATGAGAATATGACCATGCCACCAATTGTGAGCATATAACTCTTTTTTCTTTTTCAGCTAATATATTTGCAGGAAGTATAGATAATCCAAGACACTTAAATGCCAGTGCAATAATTGATCCTACGCCATACCCGTCATTTTCAAAACTTTTTGCAAATTTTACAAGATTTGAGCGTTGTTCTTCTGTGAGCGGCTCATTGCTCCAGATAATTGGGAGATTATCATATTCACTAATATCACGAATCTTTACTCCATTCGGACGAGCCTCAATTACTTTGTTGTCTCCGATATATATTCCAGCATGATTCCATTTTGAGCGGGTTCCTAATTGAATTAATCTAGCAGCCCAGCCAGTTGTATGAACTACAAAGTAATCTCCAAGATTAGGCATTTTCTATCTCCCTTAAAATATTTTCATATAATTGGATACCAGCAATTTGCTCATACCCACACGCTGTACAGTATAGCACGATTTTATTGTCTTGTTCTTTATGAGTTAGCCAGTATAAGACATCGCTAAAGCTATAGTCATTCTTATGATTAGGACAGGCGAGAGGTTTTACCCTACCCGCCTGTGCTAAGTTGTAATACTGAGAGAATACTTGAATTTTCATCAGTATGCTATGTTCGCCTTCTGAAATACAGATGTGACATATTGGTAGACAGTAGGATTTCCTGGAAGCGGTGCTTGCCAAGATTTCATATTGCCTGCTCTTGATGGGTAGAGATGTGCTGCAACGGCTTTTCTCCAGTCCTGATACTTGGCGTAGGATGATTTTAGTTCATTTACCATACGTTCGTCCTGTACCCATTCTGGTGCATCGCATGCACTCTTATAGCCCATAAAGTTATCCCATGATGTTGACATGTACTGATACGCACCACATGCACTACTGGAATAAGACTTGCGATAATATGCACCAACTCCGCCAGTTTCCTGACTCTTGATTGCATTTGCTAGTCTTGAGATTATTACCCGATTATCTACTCTTGAATTTAAATTTAGCTTGATGCTATAGTCGGGCATAATAAAATTATTTCCAGAGTTAAAATCAGTAACTAAATAAGCTGATCTTAATCTGTTATTAATATTATTATTAATATAATCAATATTAATTATATTTTTAATATTAACTAAATTAATATATTTATTAATATATAATATATTTTTATTATACACTACAAGTTCTTTCATTTGTGCTGCATGGACAGGATTAACGCCAAAAAGCATTGTGATAATGCTCACACCAATCATTGTCCATACTGTTCTTATCCTTGCTTTGTTCTCATTGTTCATTTTGAACCTCCTAGGGAAAGAGTAGTAAAATCAATCGTACCATGATACAATTAGAAAAACAAGTCAGGAATTTAATGAAAGTATCATTTACGGGTGCTCCCGAATACATGGATCGCAATGTTGGCTATGGTGAAGCCTCATTTCACGTGTTTAAAGAATTTGAGAAACAAGGCATTGAATGTTTAATTGGTTCTCCATCTGCAAAAATTGGTATGTCATTTATTCAACCAAATCAATACAAGTTTGGTAAATATCAATATAAAATTGGTTATACTCCATGGGAGTCAACGGGAATTCCAGATGAATGGAAAAAACCATTACTTACTGGAATTGATGAAATGTGGACAACATCACAATGGTGTGCAGATGTATTTAAACAATACACTAATAAACCTGTCTTTGTTTATGAACATGGAATTGAAGATGAATGGATTCCTATAAAGAGAACAATCAATCCAGACCGCCCGTTTAGATTTTTACATATTGGCGAACCTTATTTTAGAAAAGATGCACAACGAGTTGTTGAAGCATTTATTAAAACATTCGGTGATGACCCTAGATTTGAGTTAGTTTTAAAATGTAGTCGCATGAATACAACAAGAGTATTTGATCCTGTTACTGGACAAGTTCAGGGATCACCTGGAGCATTTTATCCAAACATTAAAACCATTGAATCTCTTTTGTCTACCGAGCAAATGAATGGCCTTTACGATTTGTGTGATGCATTTGTTTATCCGTCATGGGGTGAGGGATTTGGATTTAATCCTTTGCAAGCAATGGCTAAAGGTATTCCAGCTATTTGTACAAGTGTATGGGCACCATATGCAAGATATATAACTGCTCCGCTTGATTCTGAAAAAGTTTCTTCACCTTGGCCTACCGTCCATCCTGGAGAAATGTACAGACCTAATTTTGAACAACTAATGTTTTATATGAAAGATGTTTATGAGAACTATGATAAGTATAGTGACCTAGCTTACAAAAATGCTTTCTTAATTCACAAAGATTATAACTGGTCAAAAGTATCAAAGCCAGCTGTTCAAAGGTTAAAAGAAATACACGAAAATCTTTAAAATCTTGATTTTAAAAATTGCAGTGTGATACACTTAAGTTCTATTAAATTCCAGAGGAGACCACATGTCTAATACAATTGAAAACCCATATGAAAATTTTATCGCACTATCTCGCTATGCAAGATGGTTAGAAAATGAAAATCGCCGTGAGACATGGGGTGAAACTGTAGACCGTTACTTTAACTTTATGGTTATTCAATTGCGTGAGAAGCATGGTTACGTTCCTAGCGATGAAATTCTTGCAGAACTTCGTGAAGCAGTATTTAACCGTAACGTCATGCCATCAATGCGTTCTGTTATGACTGCAGGACCTGCATTAGAAAGAGAAAACGTTGCTGGATACAACTGTTCATTTATTCCAGTAGACAATGCAAGATCATTTGATGAAGCAATGTATATTCTTATGTGCGGTACTGGTGTTGGATATTCTGTTGAGTATAAATACATCAATAAACTTCCCGCCCTTCCCGAAACACTAGAGAAATCTAATAGTATAGTTATTGTTGGAGATTCAAAAGAAGGTTGGGCAAAAGCTTATCGTGAACTTCTTTCTCTTTTATGGGCAGGACAAATTCCTCAAATTGATATTAGTAAAGTTCGTCCAGCAGGTGCAAGACTTAAGACTATGGGTGGGAGGTCGTCTGGCCCACAACCACTTGTAGATCTTTTTGATTTTACAATTCAAGTATTTAAAGGAGCACTTGGTCGTCAATTAAAACCAATTGAAGCTCATGACATTATGTGTAAAATTGGTGAGGTTGTTGTAGTTGGAGGAGTTCGTCGTTCTGCTATGATTTCTCTTTCAAACATTAACGATATTGAAATGGCAAAAGCTAAATCAGGAAATTGGTGGGAGCAACATGGTCATCGTGGATTAGCAAATAATTCAGTAGCATATTCACGTAAACCAGATATGGAACAATTTATTGCAGAATGGAAATCTCTATATGATTCAAAGTCGGGCGAAAGAGGTATCTACAATGTGGCAGCAGCACAAGCCCAAGCAGCAAAATATGGAAGAAGAAATCCAGATATTCACTACGGAACTAACCCATGTTCAGAAATTATTTTACGTCCTTACCAGTTTTGTAATCTTTCAGAAGTCGTACTTCGTGAAAAAGATACAGTTGAAGATGTTGCTAACAAAGTTCGTCTTGCATCTATATTGGGTACGTGGCAATCTACGCTTACAGATTTTAAGTACATCCGTAAAATTTGGAAAGACAATACGGAAGAAGAACGCCTTCTAGGAGTTTCTCTTACAGGACAGTTTGGCCATAAATTCTTTTCTGGTCAAGAAGGTTTAACAAAACTTGCAGATGTTCTTGATAGACTTCGTGAATATGCAGTTACAACAAATATTGAAGAAGCAGGGAAAATTGGGATTCCCGCTTCAGCAGCAGTAACTTGCGTTAAGCCTTCAGGCACAGTGTCCCAATTGGTCGGGGTGTCTTCAGGAATGCATCCATGGCATTCTGATTACTATATTAGAACAGTTCGTGGAGATAAAAAAGATCCACTTACTCAGTTCTTAAAAGATTCTGGAATTCCAACAGAAGATGATGTTAGAAAGCCTAATGATACTTGTGTATTTTCATTTCCAGTGAAAGCACCAAAAAATGCTATAACAAGAGATAAGCTTACAGCAATAGAACAACTTGAAATTTGGCTTGTTTATCAAAAGCATTGGTGTGAACATAAGCCATCTATTACTGTTTCAGTAAGAGAAGATGAGTGGATGGAAGTTGGAGCATGGGTATATAAGAATTTTGATGAAGTATCTGGAATTTCATTCCTTCCATATTCAGAGCATACATATGTTCAGGCACCATATCAAGAGATTACAAAAGAAGCATATGAAGAGTTGTCTGCAAAGATGCCAAAGAATATTAACTGGTCTGCATTATCTCTTTATGAGCTTGAAGACACAACAACAGGAACTCAAGCTCTTGCATGTGTATCTGGTGAGTGTGAAATAGTAGATATTAACAAGTAATGAACCTAGTACAAAGAGCCGTTAATGCTGGTGGTAAACTAGCACCAATTGTGATCCCGCAAGATATAACATCGGGAACTGGCTTGATGAATCCATCTGTTTTTATAGATGATGACGGGGACATACTTGTAAACCTTAGACACACTAATTATACACTTATTCATTCTGAAAATACTCAGAAGTTTCCTTCACGCTGGGGTCCATTATCATATGCTCATCCAGAACAAGATAGAAAGCTTGGTACAACCAATTATCTTGTAAGAATGGATAAAGATCTTAAGGTTACAGACTATTGTTTTATAGACACCTCTAAAAATGATATTCCGCCAGTATGGGAATTTGTGGGATTAGAAGATGCTCGTCTTGTAAAATGGGATGACAAGTATTATATGATTGGTGTCAGAAGAGATGTAAAGCCTAATGGCGAAGGCCGTATGGAATTAGTAGAGATTAAGATTAATAAAAAGAAATGGTCTGCTAAAGAAAAATCACGTATTAGAATTCCCGCCCCAGGCGAAGACAATTCTTATTGTGAAAAGAATTGGTATCCTATTTTAGACAAGCCTTATCATTTTATTAAATGGACTTCTCCAACAGAGATTGTCAGAACATACCCAGATCTTCCAGCACGTTGCGATCAGGTTGAAGTAAAGCTTGCACCACCAGTTCAATCAGATTTGCGTGGTGGATCACAACTAATTCGTTGGGGCAAATTTTATTTGTCAATAGCACATGAAACTGAACTATTCTTTAATTATCTAAATCAAAAAGATGGAATATACCGTCACCGTTTGTGTGTCTGGGATGATGATTTTAATCTGGTTGGTATATCTCCAGAAAAGTTTTCCTTTTTAGATGCAAGAATTGAATTTTGTGCAGGTGCAGCAAAGCTAGATAATACACTGCTTATATCTTTTGGTTTTCAAGATAATGCTGCATTTATTTTGCGGGTTACCGAAGATGTTGTTGATCAGATGATACAGGAGGCATTAACATATGAACTCAATTGAAGAGTTAATTGAATATACGTCTCATGATATGTTTAACCCAGTGCTTAATTTTGAGATTGCTAAGAAATACGAAGAACTTGGTCAAACTGCTGCTGCAATATCATTTTATTTAAGAGCAGCAGAATATGGCTATGAAACTTACCCATTAATTGTTTATACATCGCTTATTAGAATGTCTTTTTGTTTTGAAAATCAACAGGGTAGAGAACATTCTGTAAGTAACTATTTGTTGCAAGCAATAGAGTATATGCCAACAAGACCAGAGGCATACTTCTTGCTTTCCCGTTTTTATGAAAGAACTCAAAAGTGGCAAGAGTGTTATACTTGGGCACAAGTTGGTTCTATATATGGAGAAAGAGTAGAAAGTTTGCCAGCGGAAACAGAATATCCTGGTGCATATGGATTTTTATTTGAAAAAGCTGTAAGCGGTTGGTGGCTGGGTAGAAAAGAAGAATCTGGCAAAATATTTAAAGATCTTTTAACAAAAGATATAGCAGAAAATTATAGAGCTACAATAGAATGGAATATGAAGATGGTGGGATCAAATGTTACTATTTGATATAGGTGCAAATAGAGGAGATGCAGTTGTTGCGGGGCTTGAATTAGGTTTTGATAAGATTATAGCATTAGAACCTGCACCAAAAATGTTTATGTTATTGCATAATAATTTTAAAAATAATCCAGAAGTTGTCCCGCTTAAATATGCTGTGTCTGATTCTAATAATGAAAGAATTGAATTTTATGAATGTGTTGAAGATGGTTTATCAACAATTAATATTGAATGGTTAACTGCAGATAATGCATTATACAAAGGAAAACAATATAAAACAATATATGCAACAACATGCACTATTGATAAGCTTGTTGAAAAATATGGTTTGCCAGATTTAGTTAAAATTGATGTTGAAGGTGCAGAAACACAAGTATTTAACGGAATGACATGCAAGCCCAAAAAGCTTTGTTTTGAATGGAGCCTATTTACGCTAGATCAACATATAGAGCAATTAAAAAGATTGCGTGATGTTAATGGATATACTGAATTTGCTTTACAATATATCACCAAACACCTAGAAGAGCCTTTGACTTACCGCTCTCTTGATGATTATGAATTATTACCCACTTGGATTGAAAATACCAAAGCAGAATGGGAAGGCGGGGAGTGGCTAAAATATGGTCACAGAGCCACAGCAGACGTTGGTATGATATGGGTCAAATAATCGCTTTTAATACTTAGTTTGGTATACTTGTAACAAATGAGCCTGCAATACACCTATACCAGTAATCTCCAAACTACTCAGGGCGGTAATTTCAACTATCCCGCTTATACAGACACACCTGACGTTCCAAGAGATATTTATCGTTTAGCCACAGAGCTTGACGCATATTTGGCTGTTAACAAAGGTCCAGGTTATTTAATATTTTCAAGTTCTTCAAATACATTTTCTTTAGGCTCAAAAACTTTTTCTGTTTCAATTAATGCAAACAACCCAAATGGTAGCGGTGCATATGCAGCAGGTGACCGTGTAAGAATAATAAATACTGCTAACTCAGCTCAGTTTATTGAAGGTATTGTTACATCTGTAACAACGAATTCAAGTATTACCGTAAATATTGATACTGTCCTAGGCTCAGGAACTATCACAACATGGCAATTTAGCCTTACTGGTATACAAGGAATTCAAGGGCCACAAGGTCCCCAAGGAACCCAGGGTGTACAAGGAGTACAAGGTCCTCAAGGCACCCAGGGTATCCAAGGCGTACAAGGACCACAAGGCACACAAGGTGTGCAGGGAGTTCAAGGTCCTCAAGGCACACAAGGTGTGCAGGGAGTTCAAGGTCCTCAAGGCACACAAGGTGTGCAGGGAGTTCAAGGAACTCAAGGTGTACAAGGTTCTGGTTATTCGGTAACAACATCTACAACATCTGTTACAGTTGGAACAGGTGCACAAACATTTACAATTACATCTCCAGGTGCATTTATTGCAGGAGATCGTGTAAGAGTTGTTGATACAGCAAACACTTCCATATTTATGGAAGGAACAATTTCTTCAATATCCGCAACTAGCTTAACAATGAACGTTGATATGGTTTCAGGTTCTGGAACTATTGCAACTTGGAAGTTTAGCATTGCTGGTGTTCAGGGTGTTCAAGGTCCACAGGGTCTTCAAGGTGTACAAGGCCCGCAAGGAACCCAAGGCATACAAGGCATACAAGGTGTCCAAGGTCCACAAGGAACACAAGGAGTTCAAGGTCCTCAAGGAACACAAGGTATCCAAGGTGTACAAGGACCACAAGGTACACAAGGTGTGCAGGGCGTTCAAGGACCGCAGGGAACGCAGGGAATTCAAGGTCGTTCTCACATTGGTGTTACATCAGTAACATCTAATACAATTGGTCAAGGTCCAAAAACATTTGCAGTAACTTATTCTGGAGATTTTGCACTAGGCGAAAATGTAATTGTTTCTAATACTGCTGCACCATCAAATTATGTAATTGGTAATATCACCGCACTGACATTAGATTCAAGTATTACTGTTAACGTTACAACTACAGGTGGATCTGGAACTTATACTGCTTGGACATTTGCATCATCTGGAATTCAAGGTGTACAAGGTACTCAAGGAGTACAAGGTCCTCAAGGCACCCAAGGTATCCAAGGTGTACAAGGACCACAAGGTACACAAGGTGTGCAGGGTCTTCAGGGTATTCAAGGGCCTCAAGGTACCCAGGGTACCCAGGGTGTACAAGGTCCGCAAGGAACCCAAGGCATACAGGGCATACAGGGAGTACAAGGACCACAAGGTACACAAGGTGTCCAAGGTACACAAGGTATTCAGGGTATTCAAGGCCCGCAAGGCACACAAGGTGTGCAGGGTGTTCAGGGACCACAAGGCACACAAGGTGTGCAAGGAAATCAAGGAACTCAAGGAATACAAGGTGTCCAGGGTATTCAAGGAATTTCTATTCAAGGAACCGCAGGTATAGCAGGTCAAACAAATGCACACGCAGCAATTAATGCCGTTTCTACAAATAGTGGAGCGGGATCAAGTACTTATTTTGCGGGAAGTGCAGATGTTGAAAGCGGAAATGGTATTGGTGCTTATATTGAAGCAAATACAAATGGAGTTATACCAACAATTGATGGAGTAACACTCGCTATTGGAAATCGTGTTTTATTTACAGGTAGAGCAAACTCAATTGAAAATGGTATTTATTCAGTAACTAATTTAGGGTCAGGTTCTACCAAATATCGTTTTACTCGTGCAACAGATTCAGATAACCATGTTGCTGCACAAGTAGAACCAGGAGATTATGTTTTTGCACTTACTGGAACTTTATATGCAAATAGTACATGGGTTTTGTATAGCACTGGTTCTAATCCAGATGGTTCAATTAAAATTGGTACAGATCCAATTCAATTTACACAAGCAGGCGGAATTGGTGCACAGGGAACTGTAGGTCCACAAGGTACACAGGGTGTACAAGGCAATCAAGGTTTGCAAGGTATTCAAGGTTTTGGATATGCACAGCTTCAGGGTACACAAGGTATACAAGGTTTGCAGGGCAATCAAGGCACACAAGGTGTTCAGGGGACTCAAGGAATTCAAGGAATACAGGGTTCACAAGGTACTCAAGGTTTACAAGGTTTGCAAGGCGTTCAAGGTCCACAAGGTACGCAAGGATTACAGGGACTTCAAGGTACACAAGGTTTGCAGGGCCTGCAGGGACTTCAAGGAAACCAAGGTCTTCAAGGTTTTGGTTATGCACAATTACAAGGTGTTCAAGGAACGCAGGGACTTCAAGGAACTAATGGTAACTATACAATTTCTGCAACTCCTCCATCATCACCAGTAGTTGGATCAGCTTGGCTTAATTCAAATGATGGTCGTTTATATATTTGGGATGGCGTTGAATGGTTTGAACCTTACGATAATTTAAGCGGACTTCAGGGTATTCAAGGACCTATAGGTACTTCAATTGCAACTACGGTTGCAGTTTATATGCCAGGTGGAACTTCTAGCCCACAAACTGCTGCAATTAACGCACCTGCTGGTACTTATATTTATCAGTCAAGTGGTCAAAGCGTGACTGCAACTCTCAACGGTACTACTCTTACCCCACCTGATGCGGCTGCAACTTCATTTGTTGCTGGTACTGTAACTCTCGCTGGTGGTGCAACCTCTATAACAATAGACACTCTTAAAGCCCTATCATCCAATGGAACGAAATTTAGCACTACTGCTGGCAGTCCTTTTAATTCAATTGGTTATTCGTCCTCTGCTGGAAAATATCTTGCCAATCCAGCAGGTTCTAACAGCAGTTATTATTATCTATCAAGTGATTTAATAAATTGGACACAATATAGCAAGCCATCTGGTTTAACTAACCCCGTTTATGTTCAAGGCGGTAGTAACGGATTTGCTTGGTGGGGTGATTTTAATTACGGAACCTCAACAGACGGCATTAACTGGACAATACGCTCATATTCATCATCGGCGCTTGTTTACAGATCAGGTAAGCCATCCAGCAATGACAACGGATATTATGTTTATATTGGACCTCAATCGGGTGACATTTATTATTCATCTAATAACACGACTTATACTAAAGTAACTATTTTGTCACCTGGGCAGGTTTTTGGTATTTACTATCTAAACGGTCAATGGGTTGCTCTTTGTTTTGATTTTTCTGATTACAACTTTTATTTTTACACTTCGTCCAATTTGACCACTTGGACTAAAGTTATCGGCAGCAACCCTAGAGTTCATGCAGGCAACTCTCTTTTAACTTACATAAGTGGAACTTATTATTTGTTTTCTAGTGGTGATGGCGTAGTTTATTCAAGTACGACTTTAACAGGACCTTGGACAACTATTAGTTCTGCTCTCCCTGGCGATATAGGTCAAATTATTCAAGTTGGTAATAATTTTGCAGGACTTGGGGCTTCTTCATATTACACATCAACTGATTATGGAGTTACTTGGACTACTTATAGCGCTCCCGCAAATGCTTACAGTTCCAATTCAGACAATTTGGATCTTCAGTATTTCAATTCAAATATTGTTGAAATGTATTCTGACCCAACCACTACTTACGCTAGTATTGCAAAAACTACTACACTTGCCCCACCTAATACTCCAGCAAAACTAATTCTCACAAAGGCAGCAGTAACCTCTTAAGGAGATAAAATGGCTATTAACTTTCCTACAACAAGTTTAACACCAAACGTAACTACGTACACTTACTCTGGACGCACATGGTTGTGGACAGGTACTGTTTGGCAATCTGTTGGTACCGCTCAAGGTTTGCAAGGAACCCAAGGAATACAAGGAATACAAGGATCGCAGGGAACTCAAGGAGTTCAAGGAATACAGGGTATTCAAGGATCTTCCTATACTGGACCAACACTTGGCCAAACATATTTATCTTCTGCACAAACAATTTCAGGTGTTCAAGGTTTAACTTTACAAAATACTACATTACAAGGTACACTTATTGCAGGCGGAGTTGTTGGAACTTCTGGATATCTTTTGACATCTACTGGAACAGGTGTTCAATGGGCACCAGCCCCAGTTTCACTTCCTTCACAAACTGGTTATGCATTACAGTTCCTTACAACTAATGGAACTACTGCATCGTGGACACCAGTTTATTATCAATCTGTTGCAACTGCAGCAACTACAGGCGTTGCGGGAACTCCAAGTACAGCCCGCCCTAAATTAACATTTATTGGTGCAACATTATCAGATGATTCCGCCAATAACCAAACAACTGTTACAATTACAAGTGGCGGAAATGCAGAGATAAACACAATTATGGGAGTCTATTAAGATGGCAACAAGCACACCAAAATTACTTTATAGAGGAGCAGCAGCAACAAGCTCCACATCTGTATATTATGTGCCTTCTGCAACTACAACTATTTTAACAGACATTGTTATTGCTAATAATGATCTTAATCAACAATCAGTAACTATTTTAATTAACTCTGTTCCTCTTGTTCCTACAGTTCCCGTTGCTGCGGGTGGAGTAGTAAATCTTCAATTTAGAACAGCATTAAACGCAACTGATACAATATATGCGTATGCAACATCAACAAACGTAGCCTTGCATTTGAGCGGAGTTACCATTGCATGACAATAGAACAATATCCTTCATCCAATAACATAGCAACAACTACTGTCTGGAAATACACAGCCACAGGGTCTGAATTAACACTATCTGGATATGATAACTATTCGCAAGCTTTACAATTTACGGCGGGATCTGAACAGGTATACCTCAACGGAGTCCTTCTAGTAAGAAATCTAGATTATACTCCAGCAGCAAATGGTCTATCTATTACATTCCCAACAAATCTTGCATATAATGACTTTGTACAAATTTATTGTTATTCTAACTATTCTATTGCATCTGTAGCATCATCATCTATTACTGGACTTATTCAAAATGCTCAACTTTCTAATTCATCTATAACTATCGGTAATCAGTCAATATCTTTGGGTAATGCTATAACAACATTGACAGGTACATCTATATCTGGATCTACAAATACTTTGACTAACATTCCTAATTCCGCCCTTTCTAATTCATCAATAATTATTAATGGTAATCCAATATCATTGGGTGGAACAGTAAATATTACAACACCAAATACAATTTTATCTCAAAAAGGTGGACTAATTGTTGGAACTGGTGGAGGATCTGTTGCACAATTAACAGTAGGATCAAATGGTTCATATTTAATTCCAGATTCTACACAAACATCTGGGTTAAATTGGGCTGGCCCTCAAACTACATCTGGAAAAAATTATGTTCTGAACGGAGCTTTTGATTCCTGGCAGAGAGGCCCTGGTCCATTTGCATATAGTTCATTTTTAGCTGATAGATGGTTTACGACTGTAAATATTGGGTCTTCGGCTTCTACAGTAATCCAATCTACAGATGTTCCTAATTTGCAATATAAATATTCTGCAAATTTTACAGTTAATGCAAATATAACTTCTGGAAATATGATTGAATGTGCATTTAGACAACTTATAGATTTGCAAATTGTAAGATCTTTAGTTGGAAAATCAACTTCAGTTTCATTTTGGTATAAATCAAGTATATCTGGAACTCATAAAGTAAGATTTTCAACATATAATAATGGTGGAGTAGGGTTTTCAGATTTAACATCTACATTTTCTTATACATCAACTGGAAATTGGCAATATATTACTGTTCCAAATTTAAGTCCATTTTTAAGTGTAGTGTCTTGGGATCCAACATATACCGATTCATCATTTTGTGCATTTTTAGATATTGGTCCAAATAATGGAACTGCATTATTATCAACAGATTATTTTAGAGTTACTGGAGTTCAAATAGAAGAAGGATTGGTTTGTACACCATTTTCAAGAAATGGTGGGCAATTACAAGGTGAGCTTACTAATGTAGGTTCAGCAAGTTTTGATGGAGTTTTAGTATCTACAAACGCATTAAATAACGCATCTGGATCAGGAACAAACGGCTGGGCTGGGTATCAAGTAGCTGGTAAAAATCATATAATTGGTGGTTCCATGGAAAATTGGCAACGTGGAATTACTGGTCTAACATCGTATACATGCGATAGATTCCAAGTAAATACTGGAACATGGGCTCAATCTACAGATGTTCCAACAGGAGCAGGACTTACTTATTCTCTTTCAACATCAACTTCGCCTTTGTCTGGATGGTTAATTCAACATGCCATTGAATTACCAGCAACTGGTTTAGGTGGACCATATGTTGGTTTATATACAATATCTTTTTATGCAAAATTTGCAGCAGGATCAACAATGTATTGGGCAGCATGGTTTGCAGATGGAATCGGCGGTGGAAACCAAATAACAGTTTCCGATTATACTGGAACAACATCTCCTGCAAAATTTGTTGGAACAGGTGCTTGGAAAAAATATTCTTATACTGTAAATATTCAAGTTACCCCGTCTGGAACAAATAAAGTTTTAAGATTGGTTTGGTTAGATTTAACTGGAACAAACTTAACTGGAGGATTTAAAATGACTGGAGTTCAATTTGAACAAGGCGGAACTGCAACAGCATTTGCAAGAGCGGGCGGAACCTTAGAGGGAGAATTAAGAGCATGTCAAAGATATTACATTAAAAAACAACCAACAACATCTGATGGGTATTATGGGGCAGCAATGGTTATAAATAGTACAACAACTATAATGACTACAATAACTCTTCCAACAGTTATGAGAACAAGGCCAATATTCTCATTTTCTGGTTTAAGTTTTCTTTATGGACCAAGCTCATCAACGGTATCCCTTTCTATGTTAAATAATTATTCAGATCAACTATCTGGAACTATGGGTTTATATATTAATTTAGCTTCTGCAGTGACGCAAGGAACACCTGGGTTTATATATGGATCAAATAGCTCATATATGATATTTGATGCGGAATTTTAGGAGATGTAAATGACTATTCAAGTATATCCAGCAGCTAAATCTCAAGTTACCTCTAATTTTTGGAGATATACGGCGGTAGGTGGAGAAACTACACTTTCAGGTGTAGATAGTTCTGGTGTAACTCTTTATTATTATCCAAATCAAGAACAAGTATTTTTAAACGGCGTTTTGTTAGTTCGTGGAGTTGACTATACAGCAACATCTGGAACATCTATAACAGGTTTGGCATCTTTGGTCGCAGGAGATACTATACAAGTAAATTGTTATAGTAATTTTACTATTACTCAAGTTCCCGTCACCGCTTTACAAGGATCTATTACAAATCTTCAACTTGCTAACTCATCAATTACAATTGGTGGACAAACAATAAATTTGGGCGGATCTCAAAGTACTTTTTCAGGAATTACTCTTACCACCCCTACATTAAATAATCCAGTTATTTCAACAACAGCAACAGGTGCAGCTCCATTAACAATTAATGGAATTGCATCTCAAACTGGAGACTATTTAGATATTAAAAATAGTTCTGGAACAACTTTGCTTTCATTAAGTTCTGTTGGAAAATTAACAAATAGTGGAGATATTGCAATTGTTGGTGGTGGAAATATTTATAGCTCCAATACAAATTCAACGTGGTCACTTGCTGGTGGAAATAGTTTTAATAATGGTGGCTCAATAACACTTGGAGGATCAACCTCTCCTGTAATTGCAGGAGGAATATCCTTTCAAACAGGAACTGGCTCTACAAATACAGAAGCAATGCGTATTGATAGTTCGGGTT